TTTGTTCTGTGGATTGTTGAACCTCTTCTTGTACTTGATTTTGTAAATCTTCAGTTTTTGCTTCAACTTCTTCTTCTGTAATTTCTTGAATTACCTGTACGTCTTCTTTTAATTCTTCTTCGGTGGACCGTACTTCTTCAACCACTTCTTTGCTGTCTGCTGTGTCTTCTTGCTTTTCGATAACAGCATCGCTATCATTTGTCTCCTGTGTTTGAACGGCATCTTCTTCTTTTTTTTCCGTTAAATCTACCTTTACTGCTTCTACCTTTGCAGCTTGTTCTTCTTTTTTAGCGGCAAGATCTACTTTAATAGGTTTATCTTGCTTAGCTAGGTTTTTCATTTTACGGGATTTAACTTTAAATTCCCCTTCTTGCTTTACTTCAGCCATAATATAATATAATTAAATAATTAGTAAAAAATTACTTTGGTTCAAATTGTTCTAAACCAAACCCGCCTAAAACATCAAAACCCGAAGATTCAAAGCTTTTTGGTGGAGTATTGTTTTGCCGTTGATTAATAAGCTCGCTTTGCTGTGATGCAACCAATTTAGAGCGGTTATCTTTACGGTCTTCTTTATTATTTTCTTTGGTGGTTTGTGCTTGAGAGTTTATTCGAGCGAGCTCCATGTTATAATTAAACTCCTCACCCATTAATTGCTTTTTAATAGCCGCCTCTTGCTGCAGCTTTTGAATTTCGAATTGCACTTTAGCCTGCTCTAGCTGTATCTTTTGTTCATTTATAACTTGCTGCTTTTGTGTTTCAGCTAAAGCGGTTTGTTCGGCTAATTGGGCGTTTGCTTGAGCTTGGGCTGCAATGTTAGCCTGCTGCGCTTGTTGATCACGCTTGGCTTTTTGCTGTTGCCTAATCTTTAAAAACTCATTAGCGGTTTTTATATTTGCAATGTTTCTAATATCTATTGCGTCGTCTAGACCAATTAATCCGGCAGACAAGGCTGTTTGCACATTGTTTTCTAGTTTTGCTTTTTCTTCATCGTCCGGCATTAGTTCTAAAAATATGCCAAAGTCATGCATCTGTAGCGAGGCTAATTCCTCTAGGGTACCCACGTTGTAATTACTTACAGATTTTTTTAAAGATTCTGCTGTTAGCGGGTACGCTAAAGCGTCTGCTAATCGAAGTGCAACATTTTCACACGTTGATAATGTAATAAACAATTGAGCTTGTAATATGTGTCTTGTGGCTGTATTAGAATTAGCTGCCGCTATTTTTTGTAAACCTACCAAAGCATTTTTATCCGGTGTACTACCGTCTCTTGCTTCATTTAGCCCGGTCACGTCCCGAATCATTTGTAAATAATACTGATATGTAGATATTAAAGCCGAAAGCTTACTCATGCCATTAGACGACTGCAGCTCCTGAATTGGCACCTTGCCTCTATTAATATCACCATCTTGTGTTAAGCTCCTACCTACAATGCTACCGGTTTGGAAGTACATATTAAGCGCCTCAGCTGGATTATAGTTTGTTCCGTTTCCTAAGTCAACTTCGGCTAAGCCATCAACATCAAGATAAACACCGTCTGGTACCACCCTGCTAATAACTTGCTGCATTTTCAAATGTGTTATTTGAATCATATCAGCAAATCCAGTTATTCTATTTACTAAAGAATCTATTCTCCCCTTGTACATTCTTGGTGCACAAATTGAATAATTCATTTTTATTTTAGTTGTATCAGCAAATGGGCGAGTCATATTTTCTGCTAAATCCCATTTGAGCATTTTATTGTAGCCCAGCACTTTAGCTCCGGAATATAAAACCTCTATGCTTCGGCCCACCCTTTCAAAGTTATCATTTTTAGGCGGGTTAAATGTATCTGGCTTTTCTAGAGTCTTTTCTAGGCCAGCATCATTTCTTTTAATTTTAAATACTTGATCATTATATGTTTTGTATTCAAAAAATAAAATATTAATTTGGTTGTCGTCTGTTCCAGCTCCGTAATAATTTCTTAAATGATTGTTAGGGCTGCTACCCCACTTTTGTATTTCAGATAACTCTTGATCTGATAAATAAGGAAATTGCTTTTTAACTTCTGCTAATGATATTGTTTTAACTTCACCAACATAATATAAATCTTCAAAGTTTGGGTCTTCTGTATAAGAGTACACCATGCTAGCTGGGTCAACATATTCAACCTTTACGCCATCAGAGGGGTTAAAATTTGTTTTAGTAGCACCAATGCCAGTAACAACTAAATCATAAAGGACCCGCTTTCTCAACTCGTCGTATCTATTTTTATCTAATATTGTATTAATAGCTTCTTCTTCGGCTATTTCTACAGATTCTTTAAATTCAAGCTGCATTTTTAATGATAGCTCGTTTATATCATTGGGGAGCTGCTCTTTGTTTGTTGAATATAAATTTAGCCCCAATGTACTTTCCACATTATCTAAAAAATCTTTTGCTGTCATATCGCGTTGCAAGCGCTCAGCGTAATCTGTTCTTTTCTTTAAAGACTCAGGGTCCTGAGCAAATGCTTTTATCTCATAACTTCTTTGCGACATTCCATTTACAACAATGTCAACAAACTTAGATATTACAGGGATTGGTTTCCAATCTAAATTTAAGTAAGATAAATCACCGTTAATTGCTAACTCATCTTTGTATTTTTGTATAGGCTGCTCTCCTCTGGCATACAGTTTTAGCCTATGAAAATTTTGGAAGTTAGCCGTAAACCTATCATTGCCTCGGTTATTTCTAAACCATTCGTTTTCGATAGCCCTGCCTACAGCTGCACCGTATTCTAAATTTAGCTTTTCCACCGCGGGTACCACCTGGTCGGGAAATGAACTATTGTAGCTACTATATACCATTTATATTATTTTTGAACTATATCCTTTATTATTATACTTTTTAATACTTAAAGTATGTGATTTTATTATTTTTTCCGCCCTGGGGCTATATTTGTTTTTATTACAAGCCATTATAGCTAAGCCTGAGCTAATAGAGGCATCGTGCTTAGTTCTGTTGTTAATATTAAATTTACCCCAATCTTCTAATGTGTTTTGAAAGTATGTAGTCCCGTAGGTATTGTCGCTTAATAGGCCTACGTAAGTTTCTATATAACTCTCAATAGCAGCCGCGTGGGCTTGTTTAATATCTTCGCTTGAGTTAGGCATTCCTCCTATTTCTTTTTCTGTAACCGAAAGCTTATTTAAAAGCTTATCCGGGCGGTTCATTGAAAATCCTCTATATCCTCTTCTTTTTAAATAATACAATAATCGAGGCTTATTATTTTCAGCTAATATTGGCATTCCATAAAATACTAAAGCCATAAGTACGTCCTCAAAAAATATTTCAGCTGTCTGTGGTCTTGAAATATATTCTAAAAAAAACGTATTAGCCGGCGCATCTTCTAAACTAAACTTTGTTAAGCCATGCAAAGACCCTTTTGATCCTTTGCCATCAGTCGTTCCTGATATGTCATAACTATCACAACCAAACGCACCCATATGTTCATTGCCTGGGTATTTTATACCATTTTTTACTATTACACGGTTTTGTTGGTTTTTATTAGGAATCCAAGATATTAAAAATCTTCCATCTTTATTAGGCGAAAATATTACTCTTGTATCTTGAATACCGTTTTCCCAATAAAAGCTTCCGCGTGTTACAGTGCTAGAGTTTTTTAAATCTTCGTTGTAATCTATTTGCTGATATATTTTAGTTAGATTGAATAAAGACTCTTTAGCCTCATCCCTAAAAGCATGCTGCTCCGTTCTTGGGAATTGACGATAATATTCATTTAATCCATCTTGATCACTTTTAAGACCATCAACTTCATTTTGCCAGTGCTCAATAACCCCTTGATCTATCGACTCTCCGTAAGGGCCTTTAACGGGCTTTTTGGGTGTATTGAATACAGGTATCCCATAAGAGTTAATGAATCCTTCGTAGTTCCATTCCATAGGTATGAACAAACTATATAGTCCCGAGCTAGTCTGTCCATTGCGGTTTCTTTTTGTAACATCTGAAGCGTAATATAGTTTTTTAAAATTTCCCCCTCCTTTGTCTAAAGAGTTAGATGTTGAACCCATCATACACTTACCCACAATCCTAGACCCTAAGCGCAAACAAGTTTTTGTTACTCGCCAGTTATTTAATATATTATCAGGTCTTTCCCATTTACCGCTTTCATCGTGAACTAACAGTTTTAATTTTTCACCATCATAACTGTTGTCACCTGTGTTTTTCCAGTCAATAGTTGTGTCTAACCCCTCGAGCTCTTCTGGGTTTTCACCTTGATCAAGTTTTCTTCGAGTTAGCTTTGAAGCAGGAACCCTGTATGCTAATTCTGTTTTTGGACGGTCCATACCGTCTTGTATTGGTTTAAAAAAGAAAGGGTAATTTACCGATATAGGCACTACCTTGTCTGTAAACATTTTTTTAGCATCAGCCCCTGATTTTGATAATATACCGAATCTTGAGTCACTAGATATTGTTGCAAGGTTAACAGTTTCCCCTGATGCCATGAAGCTAAAGCCAGACCGTCTGTTTTTGAGGTAGCACATGCCATAGCATCTTGCGTCCGCTTTGCAAGCTTCCCAGAATATAAAAAATAGTCTGTTTGACTCCCTAAATTCTGCTGCCCCAACATCAATTTTGGCCCACTGCAGGTACATAAAGTGAGTACCAGTAACGTAAGTAGCCAAACCCTTATTATAGAACCAAAACCCTTGCGATCTGCGATTAAATTCTTTATCAATGTAGTCATAATATTTATCCTTGAAATACTCAGGCTTTGCGTTCCATTCAAATACACTTTTAATTTTTTGCAGCTCTTTAGGATAATCTAATCTGCCCCATTTGTCTGCCTTAAAAGCGTGCACGCTTGTTTCTTTAGGCAGTGCTATTTTTAAGTTTTGTATTTCATATATCTCACCTATCTGCCCGGTCTTGCTTATTACTACAACGTCATATTCTTTGTTATAGCCATATTTCCATTTTTTATAACGGTTGTTTTTCTTAATCACGCTTTTTTTAATGTGATCAGGTAAAACCTTATATAATGTTTGCTCGTATATCATTGTGACCTACCCTCCGCAAAACCTTTAAACGAACTTGCTCGTGTATTATTTTCTTTTCCATCAAGCATAGCCTGCTCTTCTTCTATGCGATTTAAAATTTCAAATGCATCAAATATAGCCAGCTTTTTGGTGGCCGCAGCGTTTTTAAGTCGGTCAGCCGAAACATCATCTTCGGTGTTGGTGATAATTTTTTCTTCTGCAACTTTTATAAGCTCGCTAACTGCGCGTCGCCCAGCTTGGATTATACTCTTTTTCGTTTCCTTTACGGTCATATTTAATTACAATATCATTTGATTTCATACAATATAAGCGCTCATTATTTATAATAAACTCAAACTCACCAAAGGGTGTAAACCCAATTAAGTCTCCTGGGCTTATTTTAAGCGCTTCTAACGTCTTATTTCCATATTTTAATATACCAACTAGGGGCTTCTCAAAATTAATTGAAAACATAGCGTTTTCTTTAACAGGTTTTATAAAACAATATTCTAAATTTGCGTGCCATGTTTTATTTTTTTTATACATATAGACTTGATCCATATTGACAAAATACAAATCATTTTTAAAATATGTACTGCCATTTTTTTCTTTGCCTTTAATATCATAATATCTTCTAAATATGTTATGATGTATAATAACTTTATCGCCTGGCTCTATATTTGTTTTAAAAGCCTTAGGCGTGGCTACAACAATAGCTTCCTTGCTTATATAGCGAAAAGACTCTATATTGGTATTCAATATCAAATCATTGTCGCCAACTTTTTTTTTGTTATTGTATCTACCTTCTGCGGGTTTAACAATAAAACTATACAGGCTTTCCATTAATACTCTAAATCATACTCAACGGATATTGCCATGTTTTGATTAAACTTTTTCCACGGCAACACCTCGTTTTGTTTTTTTATATAAATGTTGTAAGAGTTGTCAGTATTGTCAAATAATATATTTGATATTTCGTGCCCGCCATAAACCTGCTGCCCTACAGAATAGTGCATTGCGTCGTTCTTATAATCAGAGCCAATACTGATTTTTCTTATATTGTTATCCATCCTTATTTAGCTCTGTGTATTCTCCAGTTTCAAGATTAATATTTACTTGGCCATATTCAGCTTCAAGTTCTTTTTTATAATCCTCCACTTGTTTACTAACATTTGCAAACTCATGCAGCAACCCGTGCTTTTGAGCTTCTAAATAACCCATTTGATTTAATAGTTCATTTAGTTTAGTTTGCTGCTCACGTACTTTAGTTAGTTGCTTATCTTTAATTTTTGTCATTTAATTTAATTTAAGTTAATTATTTTGATTGCATGGATTTTGCTTTCTCCCAGCTACGACCTACAAAATAGGCTCCATACACTGTAACTAAGAGTGTTTGAAATATAGGTATGTATTCTTCAGCAATGCTAAACTCACCTATATTGCCATCAAAAAATGCACAAACTGTAAATATAACAGTTAAATATATTAATACTAATGGCCTTATATTTTTAGACAACATAGAATCAGAGGCCATATCCGCTTGCCATCTTGCTGTGACCTGCTCTTGCGCTTCTTTATCTGCTTTTTCTAGTATTTCTGTTATAAGGCGTTGCGCCTCTAATTTTTCTTCTTTAGTTGTAGTTAGGTTATCTAAAACCTCGCCAACCTCTTTTATAACAGAACCAGTAAGCCACTGCCAAATTTTTTTCATTATATTTTAAATCTTTTTAAATTGTTTTCAGTAAAGTAAAATCCTGTATTGTGCACTTCATTTATATCAAACCAAACAGTATTACTTTTTGGATTTAATAATATATGATGATCTTGCGCTGGCATAAAACTTTGTGAAATCATTATTTTTTTATTTCCACATTCGTTTTCTATTATGTCCACAATAGTTACGGCATGACCTGGAAATCCACCTATAACAAATATATCACCAGCAGACATGTTATTTATGCTTACGGGTATCGTATCGTACTCGTTTATTGACCACGTTCCAGCATAAGACCATATAATAACCATATACTTATTTAAGCTTTTAAACGTATTGCTAAGATTCTTTTGTTTTAAAAATTCACTATAGCTGTACTTTGTGCCGTCTGTAAATGTAAATGTTATTTTATTTATATCGCCTTTATTAAAATGATACCAGGCTCTAAAATACATAGCCGCGTCCGCGCACTGATGCAAATTTCTTTTGCCAATATTGTAATCAAACTTTGCAGCATAATAATCCCCCAATCCATATACAGTGTATCCGTCATAAGTTTTTACTTCTTCTACTTTTATTTCTTTATTAATTAACCATTTATGGTAATTAGTTTCAGCTATTCTTTTATAACTTTCTGGTATTTTAAAATAATTAGATATAGAAAGTTTGTCTTGAGCATTAGTAATGCCTAAGCAAAGAAAAGCTAAAATAAAAACTAGCTTTTTCATTTTATTAAATTAAATTATTTATTTCTATTAAAAAAATTCGACATATTAGTTGGTAATTGTGCTGTTGGTTTTGGGGAACTTAGCTTAATTGGTTTTGGTTTCAGAGTGACTACCGGTTTGTAAGGAGCTGCCTCCACGGCTTGTCTATATTGTTTTCGCAACGCCGGCAAATCCCCCGTATATTGCATTAATCTGTTAGGATATATTCTTTTGTCCTCTGCAAGCTTTGCCTTCAGGCCCGGGTAAAACTCTCCACTTTGCTCTATAAATTCTTTCGACTCCTCTTTGGACATACCTTTAAAATCAGATGGCTCAGCGAAGTACTGCGATTCCTTCAAACCGTATTCCGGTGTTCCTGGATTATAAACATTCCGCCCTCCACCTGTTTGAATTGTAGAATGAGTTGTTAGTCCATAGCCATAACCCACCCTAGTAACATCGCCTTCTTCTGGCAAACTACCAGGAGCTTTTAATTCAAATCCAAGCATAGGCGCTACCGCATCAAATTGTGCATTACCTGGTATGATTGGCATTTTGTCGCCGGCCTTGTACGTAACATTGTTTATAGTTATTCCTTCTGGCCCAACTGAATTAGGAACAGTCACACCTGCTTGGCGCATTATGCCGCAAGCATAAGTTGAGCAGCCCGCGCCACCCCTACTTTGTAGCCATTCGTATGTTTTTTGCGGAATTACGCCAGCGCCCTTAACCCCGGCTCTCATGTCGTTTGTTCCGTAATCTATGGTATATGGCTGTGTAATTGCTTCCCCCTCCTCGTCAAATTCAATTTCGCCCACGGCGGTTTCAGCAGTCTCGTCAATTTTTTTTCTGATATTCATGACTCTTTTACGCTCAGCGTCTAACGCTTTCCATGCGTCTATACGTTTTTGACGTAAGTTTTCAGCGTCGGTATTTGTACTGCCAGAAGGCGGATCTGTTGGGTTGTTGAGTTTAAAAGCCATATAAAATTATATCTATATTATTGCGTGTTAGCCGCTTTTTTTACTATCGTACGCTTTTTTCCGCTAGCATAAGTTGAGCCGCCAGTGCTTCCGCTACTTTGTAGCCACTTATTTGTTTTTTGCGGAACTTCACCATCGCCCGCTTTTTTTAGTGGCGCACCATAGTTTAAGCCGGACTGTGGCATTGGCCCATTATTTGCTTTCATTTCTATAGGAGCTCCATACATTGAAGCCGGACTGGTGTTTGCTACAATGGCAGCCTGGCGTTTTTTTTCGTATGGGTTTAGCACCCCATTCTTGTCTAAATCTCCTAGTAACATTAATCCGCTACCTTCTTTTAATTTGTCGGACACCTTCATAATAGGATTTCCATTACCGCGTCCAGGTTTTTGTGTATATGCCATTTTTTTTATTTTATGCGTTTTTATATGCTTCTGCCTCCCAAGGCAATTTTTTATTTCCTTCCTGCATTTCTGATCTTAAATATTTTTTACCTTTCCAATAAACATATTTATCGTCGTAATCTAGATCACCACGCTTCATTTGATTTATATGAATCATTTCGTGATCTACAACATCTTTGAGCTGAACAGGGCTATTTATTTTATTGCTAACAATAATTGTTCCATTGTTATTAGCTTTTCCTAAAACGCCATCTTCCATATCTACATGATAAATGGGAGTATTATCTAATGAGTAAAAGGGTTTTAATTTAAAAGCCATTATTTTTGTTTTCCGTATGGTACAACCTTATTAAGATATTCTTGCCGCTTTTTGCATCCACAGCCGCCTGGTATATTTAAACCATTTGCTAGTCTATTTGCAAACTTATCTATACCTGTAGCTTTAGTAGCACGCGCTATAGTATCGCCAAGCCCTTTATCTTTCATATTAGCAATTCCATTTTCTTCGCGCAGCTCTACCTCTTTCAGACTTCCAGCCTTTAGATCGTGCGCAAAATGATTTTCTGCGTTTCCACGCTTTACTTCCTTTTTTAAGCTTCGAAGGAGGCGTAGTTACAGCTGTTGATAGCTTACTACCTGGATTATCTTTACGGTATTTTTTAACGCCTTTTTCAGTCATGCCACCGCCAGCTTTACTCCCGGTGCCGCTACCTTTTTTTACTTTAGCGTAATACCCTTTCGATTTCTTTCTAGACGGAGCATCCCCTTTTTTATCTAACGGTGAGTTATGCTGAACGTACATAATTATTGTTTTGCGCGTTGTGTAATTGGTCCTTGCAATTCATATGATTTGCAGGGATACTTTTTTACTTGCATACCGTTTGGCCCGCGGTTACTTCCTTTAACTTGTGGAAGTTCGTCTAAATCAATAGGGCCGTCCCATACGTGAGATTCCCCTACTGTTCCTTGCAATGGTTTTTTATAATTGTGTTTTGACATAATTAATTATTTATTATTTTTAACTTTGAGTTCTGCTTAAGCTAGCTAGCATTTTTTCTGATGTAGACGCTCCTACAGCCAAATCTCTTTGATCTTGACTTCCAAATACGCCTGTTGCTGTGGATTTAGCCGTTGGGGAAAATCCGCCGGTTTCCATCATTTCAATAGAGTCATTCATGCTATTAACATTTTCTTCCACGCTATATTGATCTTGGTTTTCCAAAAAAGAATGGGGATCTTTTGTTGCGGCATTAAACCCTGTAAACGCACCAAATGCACCGCCCCCATTGGGTCCGGAGCTTAATTCTTTAATTCTTGACGCATACGCTTTTAATAAATTTCTATTTGATCCACTTCCTGCTGTTCCACTAGTTATTAGCTCCGCGTATTTTTGGCGTAGATCATAAGCGCTCATTCCAGGGATGTCCTGTAAATTAGTTGTCGAGTTTGGTTCTATAACGTTGGGGTTATTTCGCATTGTACCACCTATCATGGCACCAGTTATTTCTGGCATTTCGGGTTCTGCCATCACACCACTCGTATTTGAACTTCCAACTACCGCATTTGGATCAGCTGTTTTTATCTGCGCTGCAACTGCTGAGCCACCTCTAATTGCCCCGCCAAGAGCTCCAAGCGCACCTTTGCCTCCGGCAAGTATGAATTGTTTCATTTTACTTGAACCTTCGCTGTTGTTATTACTTCCCGCTGCTACCGCTGCTGCTGTTGTACTCATATTATAATTTTTTTGCTATTGTTGAAAATCTATCAAATACTTGGCTAAAGCTGCTAAATGGAACATTATTGTCTTCTCTTCTGTCCTCAAACTTTTCGTCTTTTTTATCCTGCCTTGCTTGAGTTTGCGCCATTCGTTCTTTATTACGCGTTTTAATACGCTCAGCTCTTGCATCATCACGTACGTCGCGTCGATCTTTTCTGCCTTGAAGTCTAGCTGCTTTTGAGTCTTTACCTTCTGCCGTAGCTTTGTCAATCTTAGCTTGCAGTTTATTTACAGGTTTTGCCCCTTCTTCCATTTGCCCCTCAGCTATCTGAAGTTGGGTTTTTTTGGCTTGTATACCGGCCGCAATACTGTCTCCACCCTGGGCTATATTTTGGCCAATACTACTCCAATCTGCCGTCTGACCTATTTTACTTGTGTCCACTCGCGCTGAAATACGGCTAGCTTTTATACCGGGTACTGTAAACTTTGTGTTATCGCTACTCATAATTTATTTTTTTTATTGCTAACCCAAGCATACGCTCTGAATATGATTGGGGCTTTTTTATCAGTGGTATTTCCTCCTCGTCTAAGAGCATTTTGTACATGCGCGTAATCATTTGCTTACACTTAAAGGAAGTTTTATATATATTGTACTTTTGGGTCGTATGGTTTCTTTTTCGCCACACAGTTACCCAATCTTCTTTTAAAAGCCTATTCCATCTTTTATTATCCCAGCTGTAAGCAAGCACGCCTATTTTATAATCGTTTTTTTTAAAGTGACCTAAGCAATCAAAGTATATTAAAAGCTCTAAATCTGCTTCTTGTAAATTGTAACTCTTAGCAGCCCACTTTCTAATTATACGGTAGTGCTTTAAAATGTTTAAGCTACGCAGATCAGCCGCTTCTAAACGCCTCATGCAACAACAACCACGTCTTGCATTCGAATGACATGGTACATTTTGCTTTCAAACTCTATCTGGTGCCCTGCATGGCGATCATAATATATTACATCACCTTCATTTACACCAACCACCTCGTTGCCTGCAGAAACAACACGCGCCTCTGCGTATCTAATGTCTTCACGCTGTTTTTCCGCTATAAGCAATCCTCCTTTTGTTTCAGTTGTGCCTTGCTTTTTCTTTGATATAACTAAATTTCTACCTATTGCTTTCATCTGTAACTCTTAAGTTGTTAATTACACAATCTGTTGAAATTATAGTTGTCGCTACGGAAGCCGCATTTTTTAAGGCACTTTTGGTAACCAACAAAGGATCAATAATGCCCGCCTGTACCATATTTACGTCCTTACCTGTAACAACGTTTAACCCCTTATTTTTTGTTTGAGGATAAACAATATCTAAACCTGCATTGCTGAGGATTGTTTCGTATGGAGCCTTTATTGCTTCAAGTAAAACTTTTTCACCCTCACTTTTAGCTGTTATAGCAGTAGATGCATTAAGCAAAGCAATACCTCCTCCTGGAACTATACCTTCTTTTATTGCGGCTTTTGTAGCACAAATAGCGTCTTCAACTCTATCTTTTTTCTCTTTTAACTCTACTTCTGAGTTTGCTCCAACTTTGACAGAAGCCACTTTAGCGGAGAGACGAGCAATTCTTTTTTCAAGTCGAAATCTAAAACCTGATTGCGCATTTTCATCAAGCTGTTTTTTAACTTGTTGTAAAAGCTCTTGAGCTTCTTCACAGGGTTCGTTAATTTGAAAAATCGTTTCTTCATTATTAGTTACAGATTTTAAACATTCGCCAAGATGCTCTGGCTGTATCAGATCCATGTCGTCACCAAGATTTTCATTTATCACGGTCGCGCCTGTTAATAACGCTAGATCCTGCAATACTTCTTTTTTGGTCACCCCATACGTGGGAGCATCAACAACGTTTACTTTTATATTGCCTTTTACGTGGTTCATAGCTAAAGCATTCAAAACCTCCAGCCCTAAATCAGCCACTATCAAAAGGCTTCTCTTATTTTTTATAACGTACTCTAATACGCTTTGTATTTTTCTTACATTAGGAACCTCTGATTCTATAATTAAAACTAAAGGATTATTTAGTTCTGAAGTTCCATTTTCTTTATTAGTAACAAAATGAAAGTTTTTAAGTCCTTTATCATATTGTACCCCATCAACAATTTCAATTGTGGTAGTAGCCTCGTTGGATGTTTCCATCATAACTACCCCTGTATTGTTTACAGCTTTAAAAGCCTCTGCGATTAAATCGCCAAGTTTTTTATCATTATTAGCAGATATTGTAGCAACTTGGTTTACCATGTCTCCCGCTACCGGTATTGCTAGCTTTTCTAAAGCTGCGCAAACCTTTTTAACCCCTATGTTTATACCGTCTTTAATATTGCGAGTGCCATGCGATTTAAGCGCTTTGTAAGCTTGCTTAAGTATTGCATGCGCCAGTACCGTTGCCGTGGTAGTTCCATCGCCAGCCTCGCTTACGGTTCTTTGTGCCGCCTGCTTTATTAGAGTTGCCCCGATATTTTCAACCGGATCTAATAGTGTAATTGCATTTGCAACAGTCACTCCGTCTTTTGTAATAACAGGCCTGCCTGTATTATCTTCAAGAATTACACATTTACCGCTAGCCCCTAATGTAGAGCTAACGGCTTTTGTGAGTTTTTCAATTCCAGTAAAAACTTTTTCTTTGGCATTATTACCAAAGTTAAGATTCTTAACAATTTTGTCAGTCATATTAAATTAAATTATATTATATTGTAAATTATACTACTTAAAGGTTTTGACCACTTTGGGCCCGTTTAAAAATTCAACTTTCTTTTGGTAGTGTTCAACAGTTTTATCAATTGCAGTTTCTGCAGCTTGCATTGTTTCACGCCTTGTGACGTCAATCCACTTTTCTTCATCTTGAAGATCTTGATATTCTGTTTGGTAATAACCATTTGGTAATTGGACTATGCGCCAGTTAGCTTTGTTGCATATATGGTTCCATAGTTTAACTTGGTTATGGTTTGGTTGCGGTTGACTAGTCCACGAATTAGTCTCGTAATAAAACGTCATTGGTTTTGGTTTTAATTGTTATTATTGGTTTGCACTTTCCCGTGCCGGGTATATTTTATATATTACCGGTTTTTGTAAATTTTTACTATCAAACAATATAATACTCGACACCATCGCTCCAGAATGGAGCACGACCATAGGCACCGGAAAAAAGCTGACTAGAATTTCCGTTTATTGTACCTCCACCTTGAACGGTAACATTAAATTGTTTACCGATCATTGATGGACCTGCTACAACACGAAGAACTCTATTTGTTGCGTTTGACGCAGGTGGAAGTTGAACTTCTGCTCCACTACCGCTTCCGCTCCATTCTATTTTTAATATATTGTAATTAGTAGGATAAGCAAAGACTTCACCTTGTGTAAGAGTTTTAACTCTAGGTGTTAAAAACGCAAGTCCTTCATTGTTTTTAGCGTTTTGCTCAGCTTGATCTAAATTTATTCTAACATTGTTATTAGATCTATACAGTTCTCCTCTTTCTACACCCCCAGCTTGCGCATCTGAGTCATTGTCGTAGGAGTTAGAAAGTCTAAGTGCTGGAAACAATAAACCAGATTGCGAGCCAGTGCCAGCTTGTATTTCTATTGCATTTTTTCTACCAGTAGTATCATTAAATCCTGTTCCAAATACAATTCTACCAGTAGCGGTGGGTGCTGTATTATAACGTCCAATTATAACGGTGTTATCTTCACCGCCATCTTCTAGGTTTCTACCGAAAGCATAAGATTGACTTCCTGATAACACGTTATTATGCCCAAGAGCCATAGCAATATTAGCGCTACCGCTAAGAGTGTTGTTAAGCCCAAACGCGTAATCGTCGTCGCTGCTAAGCGTGTTACTTTTACCTACAGCATAAGTGTCATTAGCGCTTGTAGTATTGCTTTTACCTAAAATGCAGCTATTACTATTGTCTATAGTATTATTAAAACCAAGAGCTAGGCCATTAGTTGTGTCGTTTATAGTATTTGAAGAACCTAAAGCAAAATTTGTTTTTACTGTCTGTTCCTCTAAAGTATTAGTTAAAATATTACTAGAACCTACTGCACATGAGTTTCCTGACTTAACCGTATTGTTAAAACCAGCGACAACAATGTTACCACCTACATTTAATAAGTCAATACCCACGTCGTTACCATCACCCGTTGCCCACACTTGACCGCCAGTCACTATGTTGTTTGCGCCCAATGCCCCACACCTGTTTCCTTCCACTGCATTATTAAATCCAATAGCAGCAGCGGTATTTCCTAAAACCATGTTGCCTTCACCAATAGCCACGCTATAAAGACCAGGGGTGGTGTTGTTTTGGCCTACTTTTAAGTCCCCGGCTATGGTTATTTCGTTTGCCAATTCAGAAATAATAGAATCACCTAAAACGCCATTTGGCCCATCTGACCATATTGGCAGGTAGGTTGTTATGCCATTTCCTGATACCTGACCAGTGTTTTGTAAATCAACATAAGCTTTTGTTGCAGCATCTTGCGCGGCCAAAGGATCAGCAACACTATTAATGTTATTAGACGCCATGTTTAAGTCCCCTTGCATTTCACTTGAACCTTGCACATAAAGTGTACCCGTGTCTGTTAAGCCGACAACATCTAAAGTTCCGCCTACTCCTGCGTCTTTATCAACTTGTAAAGAACCAAGTATTGTTACATCGTTCGGCAGTCCAACTGTCAAAGTTTGACCTACTGCTGTTGTTTCTATTTCATTAGTAGTACCTACTATAGACAAAGTTTGGGTACTAATATTTATTGTGCCCGTACCAGTGTCACCTCCAATAAGTAAATTAACTTTATTGTTTACAAAGCCCGCTATTCCTCCCAGCGTAAACGTACGGGTTAGGTTATCACCTTCTCCGTCTGTCGTTTGCTGCGTGCCTATCACTGTATCAGAGTCCGTAGGTGTTGCTGATGGGTAACTATAAATTATTGCCATTTTTTATTTTTTTTATTATTTTAAGTTGTCGGTACAGTTGTTCCTATAAAACTACCCTCTATTTTTAATTCAAATCTAGGGGTACTATTTTTTGCGTCTACATGCACTGTAGATAACGCTACACTTTGAGTTATAGACGGATAAGTAACTGTAACCGCCTCAGTAGTGCTGCCCACTAAAGGCACAACACCTACTGGTGGTGATTCCCCAGATCCTACCGCGCCGGTTATCTCTGTAACCGCTACTCCCCTGCCCGCGGTCCCAGAACTTGTGGTTCCTACATTTACAAGTTGAGTGCATCGTGGTTGTATTAAAATAAAATTGCCTGTCACACTTGCATACTGTCCCGTAGTAGAAACCACCATAGGCTTGTTTATAGCTATATTCCCGGTTAGATTTACAGCTACATTACATTTATGATTTAAATGGCTGTTTGCTCCGGTTATTCTTGAAGTGAGGCCAGCTAGTTTTACAAATAACTCTACATCAGGGTCGCTTTCAAAAAATGCTTTTGATAAGGCGTCTTTGGTCACATCTAATATTAAGCTAAAAAAGTACAAGCTATTTGTTTTTTGATTACCATCACCTACATAGCTAACTATTGCTTTTTGTACCGTGTAATTTAAATTATACTCATTACCGCTGGAGTCACATAAAACAGGCCTTACATTGGGTACCACCTCGAAGCTTGCTGCAGCGCCGTCTGTTCCCTGCGGGCCTTGTGCTCCTGGTGTACCCGGGACGCCATCTTCACCTTGAATTCCCCTTGGGCCTTCTGGTCCTTCAATTCCCTGTTCCCCTTTAGCCCCTGTTTCGCCTTTAGGCCCTTGGGGTCCAGCGGGGCCAGTGGGTCCAGCGGGGCCTTCCGGGCCTTCTGCTCCGTTAGCGCCACGAGGGCCTGTTTCTCCTCTAGGACCCGTTTCCCCTTGTGGGCCTCTCCCTCCCTGTGGGCCGTCATCTCCAGTAGGTCCTTGTTTTCCACCGATACCCCTGGGTCCCTGCGGACCTGTTTCTCCGGTTTTTCCCGTGTCACCTTTATCTCCTTTAGGCCCTTGTACTGGACCTACATTTTCCCATGCGTTACTAGCCGTCCATACATAGCCGTCTCCGTTTTCACCGGTAACAATCCAAAGATCACCCACCGTGTTATTGGTATCTGGTAAATCATTTTCTGTTGCTTTTGTGCCTTTAATAGTTACAGAGTTGCCATCAGTACCATCCGCTCCATCCGCTCCGTCGGTTCCATCTACACCAGCCGGACCTCGTGGCCCTTCTGCGCCATCATCGCCTTTAGGCCCCTGAGGACCAATTTCCCCTTCAGGACCAGCTGGCCCTGTTGGTCCAGTTGCACCGTCAGCTCCGTCAGCTCCGGCTGCCCCTTCTCTTCCTTTCGCTCCTATTAAATCATTTGTTCGAAACTCATCTCCGTTTGTAAATGTTATTGTAAGCGTTCCCTCTCGGTCTGTTCTAACATCTTTTATACCATTGCCTTCTGACCCAGTCGCGCCTGTTTGACCTGTAGGACCTTCTGGACCTTTCGGACCTGCTACACCCCTAGGGCCTTGCGGACCCTCAATTCCCTTGGCATTGGCATATTGCGGTATATTTAAAACTCCATCAATTAAGGTAGCCTCACCGGTTTCGCCTTTTGTTGAAATTTCTTGTATAACACCTCGGTTGCTAGTGTAAGAATTGGGGTTTGAAGATAGGTAGTATCTACCGTCTATGTTGGTTGTAACCTCAGGCATATCTCCGCTGCTTCTTGTAAGCGACAACATACCAGTTCGGGCATCAAACGATGCACCTGTTACAACTTGGTCTTCTACATAGGTTTCTGAAGCTGAATTAGTAGCAACGTAGCTCTTTAAGGTACTTAGTTTTACGCTTTTTGTGGCGTAGCCCTTGGATTTGTCGTCTAAAAGTAATAAATCGTCGTTTGATATTGTGCTTGTTAATGGATAGCTATTTATTCTGGGCATTTATTCGTTTTTTGTTCCGTTTTTACGGGGATTCATACCTCCTCTGTTCCTATGGGCAGTTACAAAAGTACCCGTGTAGTGATCATAGTCCTTACCTTTAATACTTTTACCTGCTTTTTTAGCTGCGCGACGTTTTTTTTGACTATCTGCACGCTTTTTCTTGCGATCAGTACTATTTGCGTACTTTAAATCGCGCTTTTTCTTGCGTTTTGCAGCTGCTGGTGATAACTTTTGTTTACCCATTCAATTTTTTCTTGTATATTATACAGTTTACACACTTTTTACCGTTTTTACAGGTCTAAATGCGACGATAGGGTGCTACTATTATATATAACTACCTAATGTCATATTATTTTATTAGATATATAGGGGTAATGGGTTGCACTACTATTTCTACCTAGCTGCACTACTACAGAAAGCCGTTTCTTTTCGCCGAGCCCCCCAAGTTTCCAGGATCATTAGCACAGGTTCCGAGATCATGGCCTGGTTTCAGTCAAAATATCCAGACTATTCCGGGGATCTGCTGGCCTGGTGTTCTGGTCTAGTCCGCGGGACGGGATCCATGCTGGTTATATGTATAGCATTATACATACCTATCACGAGTGGTATTCGATAATATATATGAATACAAAATAAAAGATATGTTAGTAAGAATAGATACAAAGAACTGGTTAGGGAATTACAACAGCACTGTTAAACAGTTCCAGAACCAACAGCATCTGGACAACTACCTCAGCAAATGTTACAGCAACCAGGTTGGTAACAATGTGATCAACAGCAAGATCATCGGCGTTGAGATCCTACAAAGCTAACACGGAACGTAAACGATAATATAAATGTAAAACGAATAATATGAAATACAAATTCAACCACAAAGTCATACTAAAGTATGCTGGTCAAGCACTGGTCATCGGAACAACAGGATTCATCATCACAGCACTACTCTCAGTCATTGTGCATATGATCCAGCACGGAGCGCCAACGTCATTCGGAATCTACGGGTAAACGATTCCTTTAAACCTTAAATCAATTAACTATGTCAACTAAATCATACACGCTATTAAAGATCGGTTGGAGACGCTTCGGGCTCAACTGGCCAGATCTAACAGACGAACAGAAGTCTGAAGTCATGGATATCTATTACGATTTCTACTAGACTTAAAAATACAAACTCAATACGAGTAGTAAACGATAATATAAATGTAAATAAATAAATAATAAAATTATGAATAAATCTAAATTAAACGAAACAATTTCAAAACTATCTAAAGAAGAATTAAATGAAATCTTCCCACCAATCGAACGTAAAAACTTCGTAGTCCGTAAATCTTGGTACGGTAGAAACCAAATCATTACCTTTGTAAATAACAAAAATCAAAAGATTACTTACAATCACGATGAGGTTCTTAAAGTAATGTTACCTAAACTAAACATTATGCCATGTTGGATTAAAAGAGGTTATTGGTCTCAATCTACCGATATGCCTTCGAATGTTCGAACTAATGTAATCGAAAGAGTTGAACTAGATGAAGTAAAGTAATCTAGTTTCTAACTAGGAATGTTGGGTTTTCTATATGGTTGTAAAACTCTACCTCATTAACGTGAGTGCCCAACAGTATTCCTACTGGCGCGTTGAGATGTGTATGATCACCAGTATAAATAACGTTAAACAGATCAG